ATGGCTGCCTGCTGTTGCATCATCATCATCTGCTGTAATTGCTCTCTGAACTCTAATTGCACCTGTTCCTGAGCCATCAGACTGATGTGTTCGAGAATATTTTTCTGTATCGCTGCCATGACCGCAGGATTATTTCTGACAATGTTCGTCGACATGAAATTTAGATGGGCTGTGATGTGTGCTCTGTGATCCTGACCAGGAAAAGCCTGGAAAGGTTTGCCAGCTAATGCATTTATGTGCTCCATGCTCGGGTCCATCGGCGCTGTTGGCGCTGGTGCAGGTAGAACCGCATCGACATTTTTAACACCTATCGCCTCATACATGTTTCTGTATATCTGATACATGTTGTGTAGCTGTGGATTTGATGTTGCTATCTGCAACTGTGTCTGTGCAAGTGTGATTCTCTGTGACATCGAGAATATATTTGGATCTGCAACCGGCACAACATCAACCCTATCATCAAAATCTGTTTGTTTCACGTTTCTCGCACCACCCACAACATCGTAAGGATATTCTGGTGGTAGGTATTGTGACACGACCTTTGATAATAGTTTGAATTCTTTTTTCATAGCTGCGTAACATCTCTTGTGTATTGCAGACATCACACGTGATCCTCTCTCAAGAAGAGCGATCGTTGTCCCGACGGCTGCCGCTTGATTGCTGTCTCCCACTTGCATGTCAGCAATCGCCGCAAATCTTTGTCCTGCTTGTACGACAATACCTAAAAGATTTAATAATGTCTGTGATGGTTCCTTGTATGGTAATGGAAAGAACGCATCTCTCAAACTACCGCCCGGTGCGTCCACGTCTTTAAACTCACCTGGTTGTATCGGAGCTGCCTCGTCTCTGACCCTGACACCTCTCTGTTTAAATCCTGCTGGTAGGTTTGATAA